TATTTAGCGGGCCGTTAGGCATTAGTGTTTAGCGGCCCTACTAATAATGTTAAATCTATAACATAAAATAAAAGGAGTAATTAATATGAAACATATAATAAGCTATAATAATTATGAGTTAGTTAATCTTGGTAAAAAGTACAGCTCTGCTGCTATTAGTATTAGCGGCAATAAAGTCGTTTACGACTATAGTAAGTTACTTGATATTGTTTATGCGGAGTTTAAAGATTATGATGCCGCTAAAGAATATATAGATGTAAATCTCGATACTGACAAAGCAATAATATATGATAATTTTTAAGGAGGAAACTACTATGAGTAATGTTAATTCTATGATTTATGCAAATCTTTCACAGGGCAAGAAAGGCGAAGCAGCTACTACTGCTTTCCTTGAGAGCGTCGGCTGTACAGTCACTGACTACTCTAACGACTATAAAGCTGGTTATGATTTATTAGCGGAGAAGAACGGCCGTAAATATACTTATGAAGTAAAGACTATGTCTAAGGCCGCTTTAACTAACAGCTTTGCTTTTAACCTTTGGGACTTCTATGCTCATTACGAACTAAATGACACTAACAAAACTAATGCTCTTGAACATCATGATAGAAAAGGTTGGTTAATAGAATGTAAAGCCGACTTTATAAGTATCTGGGTAGGAATTGGTACTTGCGGCGTTAAGAACAGCGAATATAGTAACCCGATAGAACACAGCGATGTCGTAACTCAGTATGTATTTAAAGTACAAGATATAGTAGATCTCGCGAGAGAGTGTTTAGACGGCTTTAAGAGCGTCGGCGCTCGCAGAGAGTACTACGAGAATGTATGCCTTCTTACAAAAGAGCAGACGGACTGGCAGATCCGTCATGTAAAAGAAGAACATATAGAGTCTGCTGACAGTAAGCGTTGGGCAAACAAGAACTGCCTACACGAGAACTTTACATTCAGTACAGATATTGATTGGTTAGTTAATACTTTAACGGCAAAGAAAGCATTTATCAGAGTAATAAAATTTAACTATAGTGAGAGCGGCGACTATACCGTCGCTCTCTGATAAGAGGGAAGCAATATGAAGAAATCAAAAAGATATCCTAGTTACTTCAGCGTTGAATCTTTACAAGAGCATCCTGAACGACTTGAATATTTCTTACAATACGGCGAAGAACACAATTGGTATGATTATGTAGATAGAGAAGAACTCGCCGAAGGCATACTCTCAGGAAGCTTAACTAAAGTGTATTATGATTTATTGCATGATCACGGTTACAAAGATGAAGACAGTGGAAAATATGTTATAAATTCAGATGCTTATTATATTGCACGTTCTATATATGAGCGCTGGGATATTACTGAAGCTACAGGACTTAAGCAAGAAGAAGAACGCGCTAATGAAGGAAAGCCGTCTGCCGCTAAACTTGAAAGTGTAGTTAAATGGGATAAAGAAGAGACAGAAAGAATTAACAAATGGAAAGAACTTGGGTATACTGTAGACACTGATACTTATACGGCAACCAAAGACGGAGTTACAGTAGAAATAGAGCCTACTTATTACGGCCACAGTAGAGTTCCTAGTGAATATCAAACTTCTGCCGCTTCAGAAGCAAATAAGAAGCCCGTTTATATAGACGGCATTAAATATAATAGTATAACTGAAGCAGCGAACGCTGTAGGAATAAGTACAAAAACTATTCAGCGTAATATAGACGACGGCAAAGCGCATAAAGGGCATACCTATTCTAGTACTCCTGTAGAAACTAAAACCGAAGAAATAAAACAGGAAGAAGCAAGAACAGAATATGTATATAAGCAAGAACAGACGGCTGAAGATAAATGTGAAGCCGTACTAAAAGATTGTTATAATAAGTGCGCTAAAGAACTTAATACGTTCTATGATAAGCTTGAAGACGGCTATACTCCTACTAAATCAGAACTAGACAGAATGTCTCAGTATCAAGTAATGTGTAAGAATATGGATGAACATATATCTGAAGCAGGAAAGCAGGAACTAGTGATTATTAAAGATAGTTTAGAAGAAACTGCCGCTACAGTATTAGTCGGCTACAGCGAAGAACATATAGAAGCAATTGCTAACAGTGAGTTTCACGGCGCTAACTATAGTGAGCGTGTTTGGAATAATACAGAGACGCTTGCTGAGAAGGCGAAGGAAGCAGTAACCGAAGCAGTAGTACTAGGAAAGTCAGTACAAGAAGCAGCGAGAGATTTAGCGGCAGAAACTACGCAAGGCAGGAACGCTACAGAGCGCTTAATAAGAACTGAAACTGCCCGAGTTTATAATAAAGCAGAAGAGAAACTATATAAAGACGTTGGAGTAGAAGAAGTAGAAGTATTAGTAGAACATGACGCTTGTGATGATTGTAAAGCGCTTGAAGGCAAGAAGTTTAAGATAACCGAAGCGCCTAAACTGCCTTTGCATCCGAATTGTCGTTGTGATATGATACCCGTTATCTAGGATAGCCCTAAATCGCGTTTAAATGCCCCTTAAACGCGTTCTGTACTATTCTTGATATAAATACCCTACCCTGAAGAACAGGGCTAGAATTGGCTTTAAATGCGAAATAAAAGGAGAAGAAAATTATGATGTATATATTTGCTATTATTGGTATATTAGTTGTCACTGTTTGTCTTGGCGTTATCTCCGGCCTTGCTATAGATAAACCTATTGATTATATTGTAAATAGAGAAATCAGAAAAGAAGAAAAGCGATTAGCCGAAAGAAAAGCGTATGAAGACGAAGCAAGACGAAAAGTAGAAATGAGATACGGAATGTATTAAAACAAACAGGGAGCTACCCTTCACAGGAGTTCGGCTTTAGTCGACGGAGTGCTTACATCAGGGTACGGTTGGGATCAGACGAACGGAGTAAGGAGACGTCTGATATAAGGTAAAGTTTGTTTATTAAGGAGAAGAAGTAACATGTGGGAACAATGGAACAGCACGGGTTCGAGAATGTACTCACTCAATCTTAGTGCCTATATATTAACGGTAACGTCGTTAGTTCCCGACGTTAAAATTGACGAAACTACACACACGGCATATTTTGTATACCCTGAGTGTAACGCAGTTAATGCCGCTATAAAAGAGTACAAATCAGGAACTGCTACTGTAAACGTTAAGAGTTTCTTAAGCGCTATAAAGCAGCTTAGAACGACTATGAGTGCTATATTGAAGTAGAAGGATGGTAGATACCGATGGCACAGAAAGAGCGTGTCTGGCAGAACGACTGCTGGGCTGGCGACGGAGAGATAGAGTGTCTCCCGTCTATTGATTATGATGATGTAGTAGAAGCAGACGAACTATGTGATAATAGTTTTGTTGCAGTAATTAAGTTAGATATTCCTGATTGGAAGCAGAATGATAAAAGGTGGAGAGAGATACCCTACGGCCCCGACGACAGCTGGAGCACTTACGGAGCAGCTGGCTGCGGAGTGTGTTCTTACGCTATGTGCCTTGAGTATTATGAACTGTTCGACGACGACTATTCTGTTAAAGACAAGATATTAGCCGTCGGAACTTATGCTTATAAGCACGGCTATAGGAAAAAGGGAAAAGGTACTAGTTCAGGTTTATTTAATACTTACACAAACTCTGAGCGCTTTTCAAGTGTAAGCAGAGTACAGGACGCTATAGATGCTGGACATCCTGTAATATTGAATGTTAAAGCTGGCTGGCCGGACTATAAAGGTTCAGGACACTATGTATTAGTTGTCGGCTATGATAGTAACGGCAACTACTTGATTAATGATCCTGGCAGTAATCAGATATCCCGCCGCAAAGTAAAGCTTGAGAAGTACTGGAAATATGTTAAAGCGGCATTTGAAATAGTACCGAAGAATAACAAGTTGTAAAGGAGAAGCAGTATGGCAACGAAGAGAACAGAAGATTGCCTTGCCGCCCTTCGTGACGCTATACGGCAAAAGCCTGAAGCTAACCCGAAGGAATGGTTGATAATGGCTGGCCTAAATCACAATTTCTGGTATGATCACAAAGAAGAGTGCGAGAAGATACGCGACGAAGCGTACCGTTTATCCTTCCGTGATTTATACGGCAAAGCAAGGCGTAACCTTAACGCTATATTAGATAATCCTGAGCATAAGGATTATTATAAGGCAACACAGTTCGCACTAGAACACAGCAGCTATATAGACGCCGCTGAAGTAAAGGTTCTAAGCGACGCTACAATAACTATAATACCTGAAAAGGAGATTGACTAATATGAAAGTTTATATGAGTGAGTGGAGCTCTGATTTAGGAGCAATGATAGTACACGCAGTATTTAACGGCACTTGCGCTCAGTTTAGTTCTACTGACGAGTACGCTATTGGTTCTACCTGTATTTGTACAGACGGCATAATGGTAAAGTACGCAGCATCTACTTGGACAAAGTACAACGGATAAGGAGCTGATTTTATGGATCAGACAACTTTATTGTTTTTCGGCAAGTCAGGTGGAAGCAGCCCTGCTGTTCTTGACACGCTGAATGTTACGGCGAATGGCACTTACACGCCACCTTCTGGAACCGACGGATATGACGAAGTTAACGTAAACGTAACTCCGGCTTTAGAAACTAAAAGTATTACTACTAACGGCACTTATACTCCTAGTACTGGAAAAGATGGATTTAGCAGTGTTAACGTAAACGTACCGAGTGCTCAGGTACCTTTTACTCCTAGTTCTGGTACTTGTAAAGGTTTATTTGCTTGTAGCGAAGAAAATGGTACTTATAGTGATGCTCAACAATATGCTTTAAATAATTTACAAAACAAAACTTTTACAAACCCTGATGATTGTAGTTATATGTTTAGTTCTTTTAAAGGAGACGCAGGAGATGTAACTATTGTTTCAGACAGTGTTAATGGATCAGGCATATTCGAATATTCTAATTTAACTGGAATACCAAATTTAAACAATTGTTATTTCTTTGATATTTCTTCGATGTGTATGCATTCTAAAGGTTTAATTCCGTTGAATGTTAAAATTGATAATAATCGTGTTGCTAATTTACGTAATGCGTTCTTCGATGCTGGAGATTTAGTTACAGTAGCGCCTACTATTTCTTTAAAAAATGGAAACACATTAAGACTTACAAATACTGGAGCAAAATCAATGTTTCAAGATTGTAAGTATGTAAGAAATTTCGATAATGTTTTTGATGAAAATATTCAGTTTGATTTTAGCAACCAAACACATTGTTGTATTAACGAAGTTTTTATGTTTGCATATTCTATGTTGTCTATACCTTCATGGTACTACAAACTTGTACACGATTGTGTGAATACTGGTCAAACCTTCTTTACCAATACAGATTCTTGGTACTATGGAGATTTTAGCGCTTGCAGATGTTGTTTTAATTTTACTAATATTCCAGTCATTCCTTTCAACTTCACTAGTAACTGTTTTGGAAATGGATCATTTTCAGAATTGGGTAACTGTACTCACTTTACTTTTGAAACAAATAATGGAAACCCAATTGTTGTAAACTGGAAAAACCAAATTATTGATTTTTCGTATCGTACTGGATATGATAATACTTACGAAGGATGCAATTACTGGGCGCCCGACTTATTTAGTGAAGAAAAACGAATATATAATGATTCTGATTACGCTAGATTAAAAGACGACGCTTATCATTGGTCTACAATAGATGCGTATTCTCGCTATAATCATAACGGCGCTGTAGAAACAATTAACAGCCTACCTGATTGTTCTGGTTCTGGTGGCACAAATACCATTAAGTTCCGTGGCCGAGCAGGTATTAGCACTGACGGTGGCGCAATTTCTAACCTTACTTCAGCTGAGATTGCAGTAGCTGCTGCTAAAGGCTGGACTGTAACTATTCAGTAAAGGAGATAATATTATGACTCACACTACATTTAACGTAGAACGTTACGAAGCTTCTGAAGGGTACGTTTTCGACTGGAAAGAGCCGAGATATCATGAAGAAGAAGACGAGCACGGACAGAAGATTCAGGTGCAGGATCACCTGTACGCTAAAGTAATTTGGCTTTCTGTAAACGACAGTATTGATAACTATATTGAAGTTCCCGAGCCTAACAAAGATTAAGGAGTAATTATGAACATACAGATTTCTCAGAAGATATTCAGCCCGCACTTCTTCCCTATGCTTTTCGACTACTCACACCGTTGGGAAATATATAACGGTTCTGCTGGCTCTGGGAAATCAGTATTTATAACTCAGAAGCTTATACTCAGGGCCTTTAGTGAAAAGATAAAGATATTAGTTTGCCGTAAATATGGAACTACAATAAGGGATAGCGTATACTCAGGATTTAAGAAGATAATAACTGACTGGAACCTTGCTCAGTATTGTACGTTCGTAGAAAGCAGCTACCGTATAAAGTTCGCTAACGGCTCTGAGATAATATTTAAAGGACTTGATGAAGAGACGAAGTTACTATCTCTTGATAATATTAGTTGTGTTTGGATAGAAGAAGCGTTTGAAGTAGAACGAGATATAGCAGAACAGGTTAATCTACGTATGCGCGGAAAAGCGAAGAACCAACAGATAATATTATCATTTAACCCGATAAGTAAAGCGCACTGGCTTTATGAGTTCTGGGAAAGCCCGCCTGATAATGCGTTCTTAGATCACAGTACTTATAAAGATAACCCGTTCTTATCTGCTGATTATATAGCGGAGTTAGAAGCGTTAAAAGTAAGGAATCCTGCTAAAGCGAGAATATATTGTTACGGTGAGTTTGGCTCTGACGTAGAAGGCCTAGTATTTAATAATTGGAAAGTACAGGACTTCGCTGTAGAAGCGCTACAAGGCGATTTAAGGGCAGGATGTGACTTCGGGTACAACGATCCTACCTTCTTCGTAAAAGCCGTTTATAGGCCCTTAGAACGCGAAATATACGTATTAGAAGAGTGGACTGATACAAAGCAGCAGTTAGACGCTATTGCTTCGGCTTTACAAGGCCGCATAAGTAAGCATACTCCTATATATTGTGACAGCGCTGAACCAAGGACTATTGATTATTTAAAGCGGCAAGGCTTTTATGCTAAGCCGTGTATTAAAGGCCCTGATAGTGTAAACGCAAGAATAACGTTCCTACAGAATAACACTATTATAGTGCGGCCTGAATGTAAAGAACTTATTAAAGAACTTGAGAACTTCTCTTATGTAAAAGACAAGAAAACTGGCAAGTATACTGAAGACACTACGCACGAGTACTCACACGGCATAGATGCGCTTGGTTACGCCTTCTCTGATATTTACACTAAGAACAAGTTAAGAACTATAGACAAATCTATATTAGGCTTATAAAGGAGCGATTATATGAAAGACATTTATCGCTTGCCTGTAGGAACGCTAATGACGCCTGACTTGATTGATAAGTACATTAGATACTTCGGCCCTGAGCAGGCGCGTAGGGAGCGTTTACAGGCTTATTATGAGAGTAAGCATGATATACTAGATAGAAGGTTTAGTGATGAAACAAAGCCGAATAACAGGGTTGTAAGCCCGTTTGCACGAAACATTACTGACTTCTCTACTGGTTATTTTGCTGGAACTCCTATACGTTACGAGAACACTAACGAAGCCGTCGACTATATATTAAAGTATAATGATGATCCCGCCGTAATAACTGAGTTAGCAAAGAACTGCTCTATTTACGGCCACGCTTACGAGCTGCTTTATACTGATATAGACGGAGAACTTCGTTACGTTTCTATTAACCCGACAGAGTGCTTTATGATATATGACACTACGCTTGACAGTGAGCCGTTGTATTTTATAAGATATTATAAACAGCATAATGTCGCGGAGAGCAAAGATTATTACTTTGCCGAAGTTTATGACAGATACACGGTAAGCAAGTACTGTAAAACTTCTGGCTACTATGAATTATATGAGCAGTATTTACACAATTTCGGCATGGTTCCTGCGACTGAGTACTGGAATAATCCTGATGGCCTCGGCGACTTTGAACCTTGTATTTCGCTTATTGATGCTTATGATATCGCTGTTTCTAACAGTGTTAATGACAGCACTGAGTTTTCCGATGCTTATCTTGTTATCAGCGGCGCGATGGTTGAAAGCGATGATGTCAGCGAAATGAAGAAGAAGCGCGTTCTCTGTATGGACACGGACGCTTCTGTAAACTGGCTTACTAAAGATATTAACAGTACCTTCGCAGAAGATTTAAAGAACCGTCTTGCGAACAGTATACACAAATTCAGCAACGTACCTGATATGACAGATGTTAACTTTGCCGCTAACGCTTCTGGCGTTGCTATGAAATATAAGTTACTCGGCATTGAGAGTATTACGGCTAAAAAAGAAGGAGAGTTCCGTAAGGGACTTACTCGCCGCTTTGAATTATTCTCGGCTTACCTTAAACTTATTGGCAGCGACTTAAACTGGCGCGAAGTAGTATGTATCTTTACAAGGAATTTACCCGTAAACCTTTCTGAAGCGGGAGACGCTATTCAGAAGTTCGGACACTTACTCAGTAAAGAAACACAACTCTCACTCTTGCCTATTGATATAGATATAGAAGGCGAGATGGAGAAAGTAGCAGAAGAGAAGGCAGCAGGATATGACGACGGCTGGCTTACTTCTACAATGCCCCTAAATCGCGTATAAATCGATTTTAAAGGGCTTTAGCACTTCGGGAGTATAAATATACTACCGACATTAAACAGGCCTAGAAACGCCTTTAAACGCGTTTTTAGATATAACAGGATTTGCTGGTACTCAGAGTAGGAACAGCTTGAACTGAAAAGGAGAAGAGAATTATGGAAAATATGGAGAATACTAATATTCAGAACGAAGAAACTACTATTGACGAACAGCCTAGAACTTACACAGAAGCAGAAATGCAGAGCGAAATAGATCGCCGTGTATCTCAGGCACTTAAGACGCAGCAGAAGAAGTTTGATAAGCAGATGAGTTTTGCTAATCTTGATGAACAGCAGCGTCGCGAAGCAGAGAAGCAGAGCCGTATTGAAGAACTTGAAGAACAACTCAAGGGCTACGCTACGGAAAAGAACCGTTCTGAAATAAAGAGCGTTCTCGCAGCGCGCGGGCTTCCCGTTGACTTTGCTAATCTTATACAGATTGGTGATGACATTGAAGAAGCTCAGAAGTCAGTAGACGCTTTTGATAAAGCGTTTAAGACAGCAGTTGCGGCAGAAGTAAAACGCCGCATTGCTTCTTCCGGCCCTGAAGTCGGAACTGGAGCAGATCCTGTAACACTTAAGGGTATGTCCCTTAAAGAGCAGCAGGAACTCTTTACTAAAAATCCTGAACTTTACAAGAAACTTTCACAACACTAATATAAATATTAAAAGGAGATAATTACTATGGCTAATCAGTTTTATAATAATATCGTTCTTGAGAACCTTTATGAATCTATCCTTGCTACTAAGCTTGACTATAATCAGTTTGTAACTCCCGACAACCTTGCTCCCGAAGACGGCCTTGTAAAGCGCATTAATCGCTACGAAGCATCTGGTCAGGTTGACGATCTTGCTATCGGCGCCGACAACTCTCACAGCATTGAAATCGGCTACACTTCTCACGACTACGAAGTCGGCACTACTCAGGGCAAGTTCTCCTATCGCGACGAAGAAGCCGTTAAAGACAGCTTCGCAGTTGAGAGCGGCATTAAGGGCCTTGCCGAAGCTATGGTTAATGACTTTACTAATAAGGCTATCCGTGAGTGGAACCTTTGCTCTAAGCAGCAGAGCTACACTGGCAACATCTCTTTTGAGACTGTTGTAGACGCACTTGCTCAGCTCGACTCTTCTAACCTTGAAGGCGAAGTTACCTATTCCCTTATTATCTCTAACGCTGCTCAGGCTGGCTTCCGTAAGTCCCTTAAGGATGATCTTAAGTACGTTGAAGCTTTCTCCCGCACTGGTTATATCGGCCACGTTTGCGGCATTCCCGTATACACTTCTAAGGCTATTCCCGACTACGAAGCTTATATCGTAAGCAAGGAAGCTGTCCGTGTATTTATGCAGCCCGCTGTTGAAATCGAGCAGGATCGTGTTCCTGGTACCCGTACTAATATCGTTTATGCTCGTAAGCTCACTTGCGTTGCTCTTGTAGATGATCGCAAAGTTTGCCACCTTGGCAAGACTACTGCTACTCCTACTACTATCACTACTAAGGCTGCTGGCGCTAAGGTTGTTGCTGGTGCTGCTACTACTGGCTCTATCGTTAAAGTTTATGTAAACGGCAAGCTCTATGGTTCTACTACTGCTAGTTCTTCTGCCTACAGCATTACTGGTACTGATAACCTTGTTGCTGGTGATAAGATTGAAGTCCGTGCTTATACTGCTGGCGAAATCGTAAGCATCGCTACTGCTACTGCCGCCTAATAAGGAGTGACTTCTATGCCTGAGAAGCAGAATACTACTACTCTTGATAAACTCAAGATAATGCTACAGCTATCAGGCACTTCTTATGATACTCTCCTTTCGCAGATACTTGAAGTCTGCGAAGGGGAGTTCTTAGCGCTTACGCATAGAGACGAAGTACCTACTGCCGCTGAACACGTTGTGTTACGGATGGCTATGGTTCGCTATAATATGCTTAAGAGCGAAGGCTTGACTAGCTTGAACCTTTCAGGAATTACTGAAGCTTATTGTGATTACGGCCTTCTTATGCCTGAGATAAAGCATTATCGGAAGGTTGTGATTATATGATGAGTTTTAATAAGACGGTAGCATTAAAGCACGCTACTACTACTGCTTATAACGGCTATAATGAAAAGACTATTACTTATAGTACTGCTTATATAGACGTTATCGTAGTTGAAACTAAAGCGGCACGAGTACAAGAAGGCCAGCGACTTATTGACACTGATTATATTTATTATTATTACGGCAACACGAATATTCCTGTTCCGCATGATTTAATAGACGACTGCGAAGTGTCAGTAGTACAGGCTCCTATAAGGCCGGGTTCGCCTTATGTTATTTATGTAAAGAAGGTGAGCGCATGACAGATATTATTTCTATATTAAATAATGACGCAGTGCTTACTTCTTTAATCGGCGCTAACAGGGTTCTTCCTGATTACGCTGATGATACTAGTACGGCTATTGTTTATTCCTTCTATACAAGCGCTAACGACGGAATAAAGAAAACCGTAAGATTAACTCTCCGCATAATCGCTAACTCGCTTGTTACTATAGATAGTATTGAAAACCGTGTAAATTACTTGTTATTAACGCTTGGTGATAATCACCTTAATAATAATGTTATACAGGTTGCTCAGAATGGTGGCGGCAATCTAAAGGATCCTGACACTGGCCTTCAGCACAGAATATTATATTATGATGTTCTCAGAAAGGTAGTGTATAACTATGGCGCTTAGTTTAGCAGAAGATATTTTAGCAGCAGTTAAGCAGTACACTTCAGACGGCTTAAATAAAGCTGGCTTAATAGTACTACGCTCCGCTAAACAAAACTGCCCTGTAGACACAGGAAACCTTCGCCGCTCTAATATGATGGATAAGAGTACTCCTGGCAACTGCGAAGTTAGAATATACAACAATGCTGATTATGCGGCGTACGTTGAAGCGGGAACTAGTAAGATGCCCGCTCAGCCGTTTATGCAGCCAGCGCTTGAACAAAACAAGACGGCTATATTAGACTGTCTTACAAATTTATTTTAAAGGAGAAATTATTATGGCACTTACAACTGATCTTCAGCTCGGTTCTGGCGAGCTTTATATGGTAGCCCACACTGCGCCTCAGACTGGTTCTGATACTATTCCCGCTGCTTCTACTGTTTGCGTTGCTGCAAATCAGGTTGGTTATATTAAGGGCGGCGCTACTATTACTTATACTCCTAATGTCTATGACGTTAAGTCCGACATGAACGAGATTAACGAGCACTTTATTACTTCTGAAGATGTCTCTATGAAGACTGGCCTTCTTACTTGGAATGTAGACGTTATTAAGACTCTTGTCAATAACGAGACTGCTATCTCTGAGTCTGGTACTACTGGTATTCTTATCGGTGGCAAGGGCTTCACTAAGATGGATAAGTACGACATTTATTTCAAGGCTACTACTTCTAACGGCGGCAAAGATCGTTACTTCGGCTTTATCGGCGTTTCTGTTAAGGGCCTTAACCTTGTATATCAGCCTGATAAGGAAACCGTTGTTGACGTAGAATTCAAAGCCTGCGCTGACGCTGACGGCAAACTCCTTCGTATCGAAGAAACTACTCACGTCTGATAAACTATGTGAGGGGCGGCAACGCCCCTCTTTTTATAAACGGGGAAACAAACATAAGGAATAATAATTATAAAGGAGATACTACTATGGAAAATATACTTGATTTATCATGCTTTCTTGAAAAGACACTTACGGTGAAAGTTAGCCCTACTCGTACTGTTAATTTGCCTAAACCTACTCAGGCAGTAGTTATTCAGATTATCGGACTTAGCAGTAAAGACGCTGATAAGATGACGACTGAAGAACAGCTTGAAGATATTAACAAACTTATTTATACTATACTTAACAGTAATACTCAGCTTTATAAGTTCAGCGTTTCTGACGTAGAGAATATGCCGCTTCAAGCGAAGATGGCGCTTATAGACGCTTATAATAAATTTGCCCTTGAACTGGTAAACAACCCAAACTAGCGCTACCCGAAATATACGAAGACGGTGATGATAGTTTCGGGACGTTTGATGACGGGTGCCGACTAATGCCGTCAGTTATGCTTGTTGCAAAACACGCTAACTTAACATTTCAGTCGGCGCTTGAACTCCCAGTTGATATATTCAGATGCGTACTGCGTGATGCTATTATTAGTAAAATGCGGCAATCTGAGAAGGGCATAGAACGACTTAATACATGGAGAAGAATGAATAATACGGAACTTGATGATACTAATATTGACTTCTTCAGTAAATTATAAGGAGATGGTTTTATGGCTCTTCAAATGGGAGAAATAGAAGTTAAAATTAAAGCTAATATAGACGACGCTAAAAGTACTCTGCAAGAACTCGAAGGCGCCGATGTAGAAATAAACGCTACGGTTAATGTAAACGATAGTGAACTGAATGAAATAGTAAAAGGTCCTCACGAAGTAAAAATTACAGCCGTAAACGATACAGCCGAAGGAGTAGAAGAAGCGAATTCTGCTCTTGAAACAGTAGAAGATAAGCAGTCAGATATTACGGCTGAAAACAGTACTGCCGAAGGCGTAGACGCCGCTAACATTACACTTGAAACAGTAGAAGATACTTCGGCCGATATTACGGCAGAAAATAGTACGGCTGAAGGAGTATACGCTGCTAATACTACTCTCGAAAACATAAAAGATACTTCGGCTGATATTACGGCTGAAAACAGTACTGCCGAAGGAGTAGACGCCGCTAATGCTTCACTTGAAAATGTAGAAAATAAACAGTCAGATATTACGGCAGAAGACAGTACGGCAGAAGGAGTAGACGCTGCTAACGCTTCTCTTGAAGCTGTAGATGGTACTTCAGCTGATATTACGGCAGAAGACAGTACGGCAGAAGGAGTAGATTCTGCTACTACGGCGCTTTCTAGCATAGAAGGCGAGAACGTAGACATTACTGCTACTGATAATACTGGCGCTACTATAGACAGCGTAGAATCGAATTTAGACGCTATAGAAGATGAGTCACTCGGTATTACGGCTGAAGACAAAACTGGCGACACTATAAGTACTATAGAAACTAACCTTTCAGCTATTGAAGATGAAGGAGTAACTATTATTGCTGAAGACAAAACTGAAGGTACTATAGAAACAATAAGTTCTAATCTTTCGGCTATAGAAGACGAAAGCGTAGTTGTTAATGCTGAAGATAATACTGGAAGCACTATAGAAGCTATAGAAGCTACTCTTGCCGCTATACAACACGAAGAAGTAACTATTACAGCAAAAGCAGATACTTCTACAGCAGAGCGTGATATTACTGAAATCAAAGAAGGTGATTATAGTGCTACTGTAGAAGCGGAAGCTGATACTGCTGAAGCTAAAACAGAACTTAATTCTTTAAACGGAGACGCTGTTGTAGTTGCCGAAGCTGATACTGACGGAGCAAAAGAAGAACTAAATTCTTTAACTGGTTTAGCTGAAATTATAGGAGATACATCAGATTTACAAACTGACATAAACAAAGAAGATCTTTCGGCTACTGTAGATCTTACCGTAAACGCCGAAGGCCTTGTTGACAGCGTAACTTCAGCAGTAGGTTCTTTAAATATAGCGAGCGCAATAGGTTCAGCAATCACAAGTGCAATATCGGGAATTTGGAAAGTTGGAAAAAAAGCATATAACTGGGTTTACGATAGAGCTGTAGGTGCCGATGATGCTGCGACGGCTGCTGCTATAATGGGTACTACTTACGGTAATTATAAAAAAATGCAATGGATGGCAGATCAAGTAGATGTAGATCCAGAAACATTACAAAGTACATCTCGTACCGTAAAATCAGATCTTGAAGGATTTTATATTCCTAAAGGATATAGTTCAGGAAGTAAAGAATATAGTGATGCTTTAAAAAAATGGTACAATAGCACTCAGTTTAAAGCATTAGGCGGACTTGCTGCAAACGGCAACCAATATCTATCAGGATACAAAACTGCTGAACAGGCAATGTCAGAGTTAGGTTCCGCTGAAGTAATGCAAAGATATATGGAGTATATTGTTAAAAATAGTACTAAAGAAAATCAAGAAATGCTTATAACTGAACTCTTTGGAACTCGCGGCGCTTACATAACTCCGTTAATTAATGCTATGCGAGACGGAACTTATGACGCTCTTAACGAAAGATTTACAAGTTTACAACTTTACAAAGACGCAATGTCTGATGATACAAGAGATAAACTTGTTGGTCTATCAGACGCTGTAGCAAATTGTAAAAGTGCATTCAATGCTTTTAAAGATACCGTTGCTGCAAAACTAGCTCCGTTTTTTACTACGATTATAGACAATACAAGATCTGCTTTTGAAGAAGCATACGAAATAATTACAGATAGCAAAGGCAACAAAATAAGACGAATTTGGGATATGCTTAAAGAAAAATTCGGAAGTGTTTGGACGGATTTAAAAAGTTGGGTTGTTAATGACATTTGGCCTATAATAAGTGAAGTTATAGCGCCTATAGGAAAAGAAATAGGCGATGCTGTAACTCGTTTGGTTGATAAACTTAAAATAGCGTTAGTAGATATATTTGCTAAAATTCCTTTATTAGGTGGCGCTTTCAAGACTAGAACAGATTTAGCAGAAGATATAGCAGATGAATTTGAAGCCAAAAATAACAAAAAAGGATATGAAGGTTTTGCTAGTCCCCAAGAATATGCTGCAAAATATGGAACAACTGGCATTACTTCTGCACTTACAGAAAGTACTGATAAACTTATTAAGTTCTATGAAGGCAATTATAACATAACTGATTTAAATCGTTCTAGAGTTGAAGCCCAAATTATGGGAATGTTAAATAGCGGCAAATATAAAACATGGGAAGAATTCAGTAAAGCTGTAAGTAATTTTGATTTTAACACTAATTATTTTAGATCTCAAGGAAGTAGTACTACAAATACTAACACTAATACTAATGGCACAAAAACTACTACTACTCCGACTACACAACAATTAACAGACGCAGGGTACAGTGGGCAAGTTACTGGCGAAGACACAAGACTTTCTGATGTTTTAGGGCAAATTCAAACTTCTACTACTGCTGTAGAATCAGCAACTACGGCGTGTTCTAATGCTGTAACTGCTCTCGAAAACGTCGAATTTAAATCAGGAGATGTGTCTGTAAGCGTTCCTGTTACTGTTAATACGACAGGCACAGTAGATACAGTAACTCACGAAACACAAGTCCAGTTATGGACTGAAGACAAGAAAACCGGCAAAGCGTTCTCTAACGGCGCTGGCCGCGGAAAATAAAAGGAGAAAATTATGAATACTATAAATACACCTTGTCTCTTGTACTTCTATGATAGTACAGGAAATTTACAACACGTTATAGATAAGTTTAAAGGGCTTACATTTAATCGTTCTTGGGCAGGAGTAGGCGACTTCTCGCTTACTCTTAACCCGACTAAAGCAGAAGCAGCAAGTATTAAAACTTGTGCGTTTATGTCTATCAACAATGATGCTCGCCGCTTTGGAGTTATTACTGGCTACTCTGAAGATTACACCGATAATATGTATACTCTTGTTATTAGCGGCGTAGAACTTAAAGGAATAGCAGGAAAGCGCATTGCTTATGCTGATAGTTGTAAAGTAATCCTTAAGAAGCCTTACGAGCGTGTAGTATATACTTTACTTAATGATAACCTTATTGCTCCTTCTGACGAGTTAAGGAAACTAGGCGAGTTTACTATTACGTTTGATAGTACCCGTGATGATTCAGGAACTTGGCCGACTGAGAATATTGAACACGACGCTAAATATAATGACTTAGCGACTGAGATAAAGAACCTTGCTGAAACGCATGACTTCGGCTGGTACGCTGAAGCAGTACTTACCAATGGCGCTTTAACTGGCATAGCGTTTAAGATGCGAGAAGGCAAAAATAGAACGCTTAATGAAACTCAGATTGATAACGAGCCGTTAATAATGTCGTTTGAAGATAATAGTGTTGATGATATTACTTATGACGGCGCTGTATATAGTACGCCTAATACTGCTATTATTGGCGGCGCTGGAACTGATACACGCCGTGTTCTAGATTTTGTAAACGGCGAGAACTCTGGCATTAATAGAAACGAGAAGTTTGTAGACGCGAGAAGCAGTAAAGCGAGTGAGCTTCCTGATAAAGGCAAAGAAGCGCTTAGTAACTACGGCGATAACGAGATTACTATAATTACTCCTTCAGTTCAACTTCAAAATAGTTTTATAGCGGGAGAGTTTGATATTGGCGATATGGGTACTCTCCGCGACTATAGTAAAGATATGCGTCTTACTACTATTACTGAAATATATGAGTTCGGCTACTTAACGTTAAGATTTGAGTTCGGAATACAGAAGGCAAATATTGCGTCTGCTCTTTCTAAACTTACGGCTAATTATGAGAACCTTGTTAAAGCCGAGATAAATACTGATGGTGGCGGCGAATATACTACTACCCGTGTTAGATATAGTACTAACCAGAACTATGTAAACGTTACTACTTCTTTAGCAGCGGGCGACAAGACGTTTGGTGAAGCGGCAGTACACCAAGTAGCAACTGCTCCTGTTTCAGGTAGTACTAATCTTCTTACTGCTGGCGGCGCTTATACAGCCTTACAGGCGAAGCAGAATACTCTTACAGCAGGAAACTATATAACTATTGTAAACGATGTTATTTCGGCTACTCCGTTTGATCCTGAAACTACTACTATTCCTGAACCGACTATTCAGATAAAGAGTACGGTGTTTCACAGCGAAGAAGCACAAACGTCTGGTTTTTATGTACAAAACGGCGTTACTTATCCTGTGTATTTACAAAGATTTAAAGTAACTGGAATAGGCGCTACTGCTAAAACAGAAAGTTTTTATATTCCTGCTTCTTACAAGATAATAAAAGAAGAAGGGCGCTACTATAATACTTCGAGCGGAAGCATCCATAAAACTTGCGGCCTTCCGCTTAACTATTATTATTCGAGCTCTTATAGGACTTGCTTCAGGCTTCAAGAAGTACAAGTAGATGGTGTTTATTATACTGGAGCTTATATGGTTGGTTGTAGTAATCACTCTGCTCTTACTTTAGATGTTACGCTTTATTATATAAAAACTACTTAAGAAAGGATGGCTAATTATGGAGAAAATAACACTTATTTCAAATGCGGGAGCTATTATTAGTTTTGATAATAATGGCGGCAGCTTTATTAAAGATAATGGCCTTCCTGCTAACTATGAAACTTACGACGGCTCTAATGTTATTACTAATGGTTTATATTATTTACTTGAGTTTAACGGTTCTGATGCCGCTATAAATCCTTATACTACACAGGGTTATCAGCAGCACGGTACTACGCTTCAGAACGTATTCTTAGGCGAGCGTACTATTACTGCTAAAGTATTAGTAGCGGCAGGAGCGTACGGTTACTTCGAGAATACTGCCCGCTTCTTTTATGATGTCAGGAAGCAGATATTTGACGTCTTTAATCCTGTAGCAGGAGCGTTTGAACTTGACTATACTAACAATAACGGTTCTAAAAAGATTAACGTTATATTAAAGAATGCTCCGAAGGAACTTGAAAACTACGGCACTGGCAGAATATATGAGTTTACATTTACGGCTTGTGATCCGTTCTGGACTGATGTTTCTGAACAGATAGTTACTCTTCAGAGAAGTACTGGCGGCCTTACATTTGGCTTTATTTTAGGAACTGCTACAGACGCACACTTTGGCGACTTACTTAATAGTCAGACGATTAGTTATAAAGGACAGGCTCCTGCTGGCGTTACTATCGAAGTTACGGCTACTTCTAACTGTACTAACCCGAAGCTTACTTGTGTTAATACGGACGGCACACAGTCAATAGGAATTAACTCGACTATATATAATGGACAAGTGTTTACTATTACTACACACTACGGCAACAAGAAAGTAACTAATAACGGCATAAATGCTATGCGCTATCTTATGTCTGGTTCGAAGTTCTTTAATCTTGAACCGGGAATAAATGTCTTGTCCATGACGCAGACGTCTGGTTCCGCTACAATTAAAGTTAAATATTATAACAACTATGTAAACCCTTAATAAGGAGATGATTTTATGGCAACGGAAATTACACTTAATGATTATGGTTTCTTCGACTGGCAACAGGGTGATGGAGAAACTTATAAATATACAGCCGACGAGTTTAGCAGAATAATAGATATGATTACTGGCAGCGGCGTAGTACGCAATCAACTTAACAGATTTGACGGCACTTGGAATGCTGCTTCGGCTATGCTCTCTATTGCTACTGGTGCTGCTATAATAGATGGACACTGGGCTATTAGTGAAACTACGAACACTTATACTTTTACTTCAAACGGCACTTACTATGTTAGCTTAGATGTAAATATTGGTGAACGAGTTGTTAATATTCTTATTGAAAAGCAAGGCGACGAAGGCGTTGTTGAACCTACTGCTCCTTATTATCTTTACAAAGTAACTGTATTGAACGGCGTTATAACTACTCTTGAAGATAAGCGCAGTTTTGTTTATAACGGTTCTTCTTTTGGTTCTTGTCCGATTATAGTTGCTGATAATGCTCCTGCTGTACAGAACGGCGCGATATGGCTTAAGCCTATTTCGCTCTCGTAAGGAGTGATATTATGGCTAAGATAGCATTAAGCTCAGGTTTCTTCGACTCAGTAAACTACGACAAAGTATATGACGCTGAAGATTTCGGCAACTTAGTTAAAATATTATTAGCGGGACAGAACGTTATAGTTAGCCCTTATACTTATTCAGGAAACACTATTAGTTTCCCGAACGGTATATTCTTTGCCGCTAATGGGCAGTACGGTTATCACAGTGCTGCTGCTTCTTATACAGTTCCTGCTAATAGTACGCTTTACTTCTATGCAACAATAGATACGGCAAATAGGAACGTTAAGTTATTTACAGACAGTTCGGTTCCTGCTGGCTCAGTACAAGTTATGGCAGTTACTACTACTGGTTCTACTATTAGTTCTGTTACTCCTGAATATCACAAGGGTTATAATTTCTCGTTTAGTGATATAGATGTTTCAGCAGTAGAACCGACGTTTACAGCACCTGGAAAATTCTGGGCTCCTGTAGACGGCAGAATAAATACCGTAAATACAGGAACTACCGAAAAGGTTTGTATTGCTAATGCTGGCGGCAGTGCTAGTGCTTACGTTTCTCCTGTTATTACTCCTGCGCATTTTAATAACAAGGGACAAGCAGATCAATGGTTTTATTTCTGGGGCGAGAATCTTGATGCTGCAGGTTTTGGTGTTTTTTCTAATATAGATACTATTCCGCTTGAAGCAGTTATATTAGAAGTTGATATGACAGGCGGCACTTCAGGAAACGCTGATACGGCAACTCTTCAATATAAAGCAGTAGGAGATACTAAATATAAAGATAAAGGTCCTGTAACTGAAGCTAATATCAAAGCGCTTCTTGATGAACAAATAAGAGATATTGGTGTTCGTGCTACTGCCATAATAACAGTCAGTGATAGTAAAGGCCCTACTTCTCTTACTTACGGTACTCGCCAGCTTTCAGGTTCTTTCTCTGCTGGTTATAGAGCAACCGTTTTATATACAGACGACAGTTCAGTTAGTTCAGTTCTCAAGTGGAGTATCTGGACTGGCTCAGGATATACTACTCGTGCTGTAGCAATATTATACGGCAAAGACGACATTTGGCTTCCTTGCCGTCTCTGTATAGCAGACAACGGTACTTGGAAAGAGCGCGACGTTAGAACTATCTAAATTCGCATTTAAAGGGCCCTAGAACGGCCGCTAACTAAACTAATATAAATATACTACTTAAGCTCTAGAACGCGTTGTAGGGGCATTACAGCGCGTTTTAGAGACACTGTAGTAACGGGATAAAATTTGCGACCTTAATAAAAGAGACACTGTAAAAACTTTACACTTTTCAAAATCTGTCAAAGAAAAAATCGTAGACCTTATAGGGGGAGAGAAGCAGGAAACTCTCTTAACAAACTTAACACTTTAAGGTAATATGTATAAACATTTCATTTCTCGCATAAAATGAGGGAGAGAACTCCTGAAGCGACTGTATTAATTAAATAAAATGTCCGATACGTTCGCTATGTTGCAGATAACATATATGATGAGGGGAACGAGAGAGACAAGTACCCTTCAGGAAAGGAGAATTATATGAAAGAAAAGAAAGAGATTATCTACGAAGAACTGTCTGAAGAAGAGAAGGCAGTATATGATGCGCTTAAAGAGTCAGGGTTTCTTGACGAAGTAAGACGGTTCCAAGAACAAGAAAAGAAAAAGAAGAGGAAGTAAGAGTTGGCACCGTCGCGAGACAGCGCCGCTACACACAAAAGACAA